AGGTCTTTTGCCTTTCGAATTTTCTATTAATGGATATAATATTCGTGACGCTATTGAATTGTGTCAAAAAGCATATGCTAATGTAGCTATTTTCAGAAATGCAGTTGATATAATGTCTGAATTCGCTAATGCTGAAATTTATTTAGAAAGTGGTAGCCAAAAAGCTAAAGACTTTTTTGCCAAATGGATGAAGTATACAAGAATGTGGAATATAAAAGATCAATACTTTCGCGAGTATTATAGAAGCGGTAATGTTTTCTTTTATAAAATAAATGCTAAATTTGAAATCGACGACTTTCAAAAGATTTTAGAAACTTATGCATCTTATGACGGAGCATCATATAATACAGATGTTAAATTATATAATTATCCAACTCCATATGATGTAAAAAATTTAATTCCTGTTCAATATATTCTTCTTAACCCATTTTATTTAACTACAAATCACACTAGTTCTTGGAATCAAGTTGTTTATCAAAAAATACTTTCTGAATATGAATTAGAAAGACTACGCGCACCTAAAAATGAACATGATAAGATGGTATTTGATAGTTTAGATAAAGAAACTCAGGATAAAATTACTCATGGTCAATGGGCGCGTGATGGATTGAAAATACAAATTAATCCGACAAATATTATTTATTCTTTTTACAAAAAACAGGACTATGAACCTTTTGCAGTTCCTTTTGGATTTGCAGTTCTTGATGATATCAATTTCAAGATGGAAATGAAGAAGATTGATCAAGCTATTTGTCGCACAATTGAGAATGTGATCCTGTTAATCACAATGGGTACTGAACCAAGCAAAGGTGGAATCAATCATAAAAATATAAAAGCGATGCAAAGTCTTTTGGGTAATCAATCAGTTGGTCGTGTTCTTGTTGCTGACTATACTACAAAAGCTGAATTTATTATTCCTGATATGAATAAAGTATTAGGTTATGAAAAATATAAAATTGTTAACGAAGATATTAAAGAAGGTTTACAAAATATTTTAATCGGTTCAGAAAAGTTCGCAAATACAACTGTAAAAGCACAAGTATTTTTCGAAAGACTCAAAGAAGCTAGAAAAGCTTTCTTAAATGATTTTCTACAACCAGAAATGGAATTAATATTCCGTAATCTTGGTTTCAAAGGAAAATGCCCAATCGCTAAGTTTGAAGAGGTGTCCATTAAAGATGAAACACAATTTAATCGTGTTGTTACTCGTATGATGGAACTTGGAATTCTTCCTCCAGAAGAAGGATTAAAAGTAATAGAAACTGGTATATATCCTACACAAGAAGAATTATCTGCTGCTCAAGAAAAATTTGTTCAAGAAAGAAAACAAGGATATTATAATCCAATTGTTGGCGGCGTTCCAGTTATAGCTCCTCCATTACCTGAAATTGGTGGCGCACCCATAAAGAAAACTTCAACGCCAAATGAAAAAGGTCGTCCATTAGGCGCAAAAGCAACAGTTTATTCAAGAGACGCAATCGCTAAAACATTAGATAAAACAAAAGATTTATATGCAATTGTAGAAACAGGTTTAAAGAAAAAATATTCTAAAAAATCTTTAAATGCAGAACAAAAGAAACTAGCTAATGGAATCTCTGAAGCTATTATTATGGGTTCAGAATATGATACTTGGAATAATTTAGCTGTTGAAGTCTTGAATGATCCTACAAAATTAGATAATTTAAACATATTGTCTGAAATACAAAATGTTGCCGCAGAACATGAATTAGATAGTTATGCTGCTGGTCTTTTATATCACAGCACAAAATATTCAGTGTAAAATATGATAATATGTTTCTATACAAGACATCTTTTGAAAATATTGTAACAGCTTCAGTAAATTTTGACAAGAATATTTTACTGTCTCAAGCTTCGCTTGAACCGTTAAAATCAATTATCCCTGCAACTGTTAATCTAGATAAAAATGTAGACTTAGTTGGTGCTGCATTTAATGCTGCTCTTGTTAATCGTTTTAATAAAAATGGTGATGGCATTGACACAAATACTGCTATTGCTTTCAAAAAGTATTTTATACATAAACCTACAAATATTGAACATAAAAAACAAAGAGTAGTTGGTCATATTGTTAATTCAGCATTTTCTTCATATGGAGAAAATAAAATATTATCAGATGAAGATGTTCGCGGATCATTAACTCCATTTAATATAGCTTTGGCGGCAGTTGTATATAAAACAGTTGATCGTCAATTTGCTGATGCGCTAATGGATTCAAATGATCCTGAATCTGCTTTATTTGAGAGAATAAGTGCAAGTTGGGAAATTGGATTTAACGAATATTTTGTAGCTGTAGGAAGTTTAGATTTAAAACAAGCCGAGATAATTACTAAAAAAGAGCAAATTGATGAATTCAAGAAATATTTAAAAGGTTTTGATGGTCCTGGTGTTATGAATGATGGTACTCCTGTTTATCGTTTGGTAACTGGTCGCATTTATCCATTAGGTATTGGCTTTACTACAAATCCTGCTGCTGATGTGCAAGGAGTTGTTGTCGATGACGTAATTTCAGCAGTTAATAGCGAAAAAGATGAAAATGAAGAAGAGGAAGAACAAGATAATGATGAAAAAGAAATGGAAGTAGAAGAAGCTGAGTCTTATGAAATAAATTCTTTAGATTTACTAAGTATAAATAATAAATTATTTTCACAATCTGATAAACAACCTGTAAATAATACCAAAACTAAAATTATGGATTTAGAACAAATACTATCTGCATTAAAAACAGTTCTCGCTGAAAAACAAGAAACTGTGAAGTTTAGTGAAGAGGCCATTGCCTCAATTTCTGCGAAAATCGCTGAAAGCATTAAACAAAAGAACGAAGAAATTAAGCTAGAGATGGAGAGAACTGAGGTCGCTAAGGCTGAAGCTATCGCTCAAGCTGAACAATTCAAGAAAGATCTTGAAGATAACAATAAGAAACTCGCTGAAACTGCTGCCAAGCTAGAAGAACTTCAGAATACAGTTTCTGCACAAGCCGCTCAAGAAATTTATAATTCAAGAATGGCTAGTGTTGATAGCGAATATGATCTAGATGAAGTTGATCGTGGTTATCTGGCTAAAGAAATTTCTGCTTTAGCTACAAGTGATGAAGCTTTTGCTTCATATAAAGAGAAGCTAGCTGTTCTATTTAGACACAAGAACAAAGCTTCTAAACAAGATCAAGATAAGATTTTCCAAGAGCGTCTTGAAGCTGAATTAGCTAAGAGAATGGGACAAGTAAAGACTCAATCAAATGAAATTGTTGAAAAAACAGTTGAAGTTGAAACAGCTTTGGCGAATGCCAAGCGAGAAGAGCCAGCTATACCCGCTCATGCAAACACTCCTACAGAATCAAAAACTTCTTGGAAAGAAAAATTTGGTAAAGCTTTCAGTAAAGAAAATATAACCGTTAAATTTTAAAATATATGTCACTAAGATTATATCCATTCAGACAGTATAGCGACGTTGACGTTGTCAACATGTTCGCTAGTGACACTGTTGATGCCAGTCCATCTACAAATGGCAATGGTTCAGCTGGTGTTTTCGTCAAGGTATCCGCTGGTAACTTGGATCTAGATCCAATTCAATACACAGCTACCGATATTACAAATACGCTAGGTAAGGCAGATTATCCTTTCTTGGGTGCTGCTCAATATCCTGCTGTACCTTTGAAGTTTACAGCCGCTACTGCTGGTGAGCCAGTTCTAGGCATGACTCTTAATCAGACTCTAGCCACAGACGAAAATGGCGAAAGACTTCTTTATAATCCTGTAAAGAGAGCCGAACTACAGGCTGTTCTTTCTGGACAAGCTGTTCCTGTCGCTACTCGCGGTATCTTCACTCTCGCAGATACAGCTATCGACTGGGTTGATGGTAGCATGACAGTTAATAACCACCTCATTATTTCTGCTAATGCTGGTAAGGTTTCTGGTCTTGCTGCTTCCACAGTATCTCCAATCACTGGAACCACAAGTATCATTGGTCGTATTCTCGGCACTGGTCAACGTGTTTCTCAGAATGGTAAGAGTGATTATTTCGCCGGTACAACTACTGGTAAATATGCTCTTGTTCAATTCGATTGTAATTCCTCTTACGTTGTCTAATCTATAACTATTTATTAATATGAAAATCGTTTTAAAGAGAACAGATGAACAAGTTGAGCTAATCAAAGCTCTAGCCTCCAAGAACCGTGAAGTAGCCTTCGATGCTCAAGTTGCATTGGCTGAATTCATTGGCCCAGTTTTGGCTGAAGTTATTAACAACGCTCCTACCGTTTCTAACTTGTTTACAAGTCTTCAGTTCAATGCTGAAGACAATCCTTCAATTCCTCTCGACTTATATTATGATATTTTCGATGAGGATTATATCAAGGTTTACAGTCAAACTGTAGCTGGTGGTCTACCTCAAAACGTAGTTCAGCCTCTCGCTTCTGAGTTGAAGATCGCCACCTATCGTCTTGATAGTGCTGTCGCTTTCGATAAGAAGTATGCCGCCAAGAGTCGTCTAGATGTAGTTAGCAAGTCTTTCACTCGCGTAGCTCAAGAAATCATGCTAAAGCAAGAAAGAACTTCTGCTAATCTACTCATGACTGCTCTAGCTCAAGCTTCTACTGGAAATGATGCTACTGCTGCAAACAACTATCACGTTTTCCGTACCGCTGCTGCTGGACGTTTCGTTCTTAATGATCTTAATAAGTTGTTCACTAAGATCAAGCGCAACAATGCTTCGTTTGTTGGTGGAACTCCAACTGGCGCTCGTAGAGGTCTAACTGATCTTATCGTTTCACCAGAAATTATCGAAGAAATTCGTGGTATGGCTTACAATCCTATCAATACCAAGATCGCTCCAGCTGTAGCTGCAAGTACTAGTAATAGTGCTGGAAATGCTCCAGTCGTTGCTACTGATGCAGTTCGGGATCAGATATTTAGTCAAGCTGGTCTTCCAGAATTCTATGGTGTAAGTATCATGGAAATTCTTGAGTTTGGTGTTGGTAAGAAGTTTAACACCATCTTCGATACTGTCGCTGGTTCTACAGCTTATGCTGATCACTATAGTATCAATGCTTATTCTGGAACAGCTACAGCTTTCGATGGAGCTGCTGAAGAAATCGTGGTTGGTCTCGACAGAAGCCGCGATTCACTAGTTCGTGCCATCGCTGTTGATGCTGATAGCGGTTCTGAGTTCAATCTCGTCGCTGATGATCAGTATACTCTTCGTCAGGGCAAGATCGGTTATTATGGTTCGCTTGAAGAGGGTCGTATGGTTCTCGACAATCGCGCTCTAGTTGGTCTAATTGTCTAATATATAGTTAGTTCGTCATAAATTAGGCGTTATCCGAAAGGATAACGCCTTTTTTATTGAATATTATAAAATTTGTGTAATATAGTATATGGCTAAAAAGTCCACGAAGAAAAATACATCAGTAGATGCAAAAAAGCCTGAACCAAAAAAGTCAGAGCTTGATAATCTAAATCTTGCTGATGGTAAAATCCACTCAGAT